GGCTATGCGACTAACCAAGCAGGAGTACCGTATGTTAAAGGCGCAAGACAACATTTGCTGTTCAACGCTCAAAGTAACAAAGGCATTGAAAAAATACGGCTGCAAAATGACAGACGAAAATTTCCACTTTTTTCTTGTTTTTCAGCACAGCTGGAGACAGCAGAAATGCTATAAGGCGCTTGCTCTTTTGCGGAGACACCTACCTCCGCAAAAGGCGGTGAACTGGGTAAACCGGCAGGCAGCTGGAGGATATGGAACGCCAGCCAATGTGCTGTCAGACTACAGTGACTATATGGACCAGTGCAGTAGACTGGGCCTGGATGTTAACCGTAAAGAGGTAGCCGTACCGCAGAATCTGCGAGATCTGCACCGGCAGTATTCCGAAGAATTGACACGCCGAGCCAACGAAAAGAAAGTAAAAGAGCAAGCCGAGCGGGCAAAGAAGTTAGCTAAGGATCTGCCAAAGTTGAAACGCAAATATGCATACGCCAGCAGCGGGCTGTTCATTCGGCCGGCCGAGGGACCGGAAGATCTGCTGAAAGAGGGTTGTGCCCAGCACAACTGTGTGTACTCCTGTTACACGGAACAATACCTGGACAGAAAGACGGATATACTTTTCGTCCGCAAGCAGTCGGACCCGGATCAGTCCTATGTGACCGTTGAGTTCAAAAACGGCGCCGTTATTCAATGCAGAGCGGATCACAACCGACCTGCACCGCCGGATGTGCAGGAGTTCATGCAAGCCTGGCTTGCCTATCTAAAATCAAACAGAAAAGCAAAAGCAGTTAGTTAAGGAGGACTTATGGATAACCAAATCACCACAATGCAAGAAGTAACACCCACAACGCAAAAAGCCTACGACACCCACGCCCGGATCCTGGCCAACGGCCAGGTGATGGCCCGAGCATTGGTAGATGTGTGCCACGATCTAAAGACAATGCGGGATGAGGGCTTGTACGCAGAACTGGGCTACGACACATTCGAGGAGTACGCCGAGCAAGCCTGCGGCATTAAGCAGCGGCAAGCCTATTCCTACATTTCAGCCTATGAAAAGCTGGGTCAGAAATATATGGCCGACCACGCCGACCTGGGGATCACCAAGCTGGAGTTGATCTCTCAAATCAATAGCTACGAGCGGGAAGAGTTTGCGGCCGATGTGGATTTGGAGAGTGCCACAGTCAGGGAGTTAAAGGCTGAGGTGGAGCGCTACAAGAAACAGACGGAACAGTTGACCTTCGATCTTGGCCAGGCACAGAGCAAATTAAGCGAAGCACCGGAGCAGGTGGACACGGACGCACTCCGTTCTTCCATTGAGCAGGAAGTAAAAACCAAGTACAGCGCCCAGCTGGAAGAATTGCAGCAACGGGCCGACGCAGCGCCGGACCCGGAGGCGATCCGAAAGGAGGCAAAAAAGGAAGCTGCCAAGGAGTACAAAGCTAAGCTGGCAACGGCAAAGGCCGCCGCCGAGAAAAAAACCAAAGCCGCTGTGGAAAAACTGGAGCAGGAAAAGGCAGACCTGGAACGGCAGTTGGACAGCAGTGCCACCAAACTGGACGCCGCTGTTCGGCAAGCCAAGGCAGCTGGCGCAGACACGGATGTGGCAGCCTGCCGGGTGTACTTCACCGAGCTGCAACAAACCGCCGCAAAGGTACAGGAGCTGATCGGCAAGATCAATGCCAAGGATCCGGCCACCGGAGCCAAGCTCTCCGCCGCCGTTATTTCCGTTTTGCAGTCGACTGCAAAGAATTTGGAGGTGGCACAATGACCTGCGAGCAATGTTACCACTGCGATGTGTGTTTTCGCCGCATGACCGTTTACGGCCCATACGCCCTAATGGGAATGAACCATGACCACATGGAAGAGTGGTGCACCAAATGTAAGCCAAAGACACAGATCATAGAACTGTCAACGCAAATTCCACAGTCGCTTCATGATGAACTGGCAAGGTACTGTACGGAAATAGCATACGATGAGGAGCGACAAGCATGAAAATGATTAGAAAGCACCTGTGGAATAAGAAAAGAACAGAAACGCTCAAGGTGGCAGACCTGCAAGGCTACCTTGCCCAGTTTGAGCCGTCCGCAGAAGTTCAGCTCGGTGTTGTCCAAATGAGAGGTGCCGCAATGTGGCACCTGCCCGATTTGGGTAAACTTAAAATCTGTGCTAATTGATGTTCAAGAGGTGAAAGAATGAACATCCAACTGGACAAGCTGGCAGAAACAGAACGCGGCGCCGGCGGTTTCGGGAGTACAGGGAGGTGAGCAGGATGTGTATAGCAGCACAAATCATTCTTGTGGCCGGGGCGGTCATTGTTGCATTTTTCGGCGTGATCGGCTTTGGTCCGAACTTTAAGAAATGAGCGGAATAAAAAGCAGGAGGAAAAATGACGAACAACGAAAAGAAGGAATGGCTGCAACGCTATCGGGAGTGCTGGGCGGAGGTTGAGATTACACAACAGGAGATCGAAGAACTGAACAGCCGGGCGCAAAAGATCACGGCTTCCCTCTCTCCCACGCCGGGAGGCGGGCAGCGGGCAGATTTTACCTTGACGGTAGATCGCATTATAGAACTGAAAGAGAAGCTGGACCAACAAGTCCGGCTTGCTCTGTTGCAGCGGGCAGAAATTGAGACTGCTATTGAGCAGGTACGCAGCCCATTGCACCGGCGTGTGTTGCGTCGGCGGTATTTGAACGGTGACACTTTTGAGAAGATTGCCGTAGACGAAGATATTACATACAATCACCTGGTCTCTCGCATTCACCCGCAGTCCCTGGATATGCTGGAATGTGAAAAATAAAAAACCACTATGCAATGCATGTTGATGTTATAGTATGCAGGTTGCCGTCTGTGTTATAGTATAAACTGCCAAACAGATTGAAAGAGCGCTCCAAACGGTGCGCTCTTTGGCTTTTGCTTTTGTGCTTTTCCTTTCTTAAATGCGGTTACTACGAGGCCCATTTTCAGATGTGCCATAATTATGGTGAGCAGAAAGGGGGGAAAACAAATACATGTGTAAACGCTCTAAAAAACCTTTAGGCAAGCAGCAGAAGAAGAAACGGAAAAATCGTAAAGTTCGAGAGTATGAAAAGATCAAGATGGAACTGACTAACCTTTCTCCGGCGGAACGCCGACGCGAACGCATTTTAGCAGAGGCCGAAGAGAAAACCGCGATAAACACTACTC